ATCTAAAGGACTGCTGAATAAAATCAAAAGAATCACAATTCTCAAGTGGTTGTACAGGTTGTACAAGCCAATTCATGTACTCAAATACTAAAGGACGATTAGAAAATCTATTGGATATTGACTCCGCAGTCAATGTATCCTCAAAAATTGATTCTAATCTCTTTGGTCGTGCAACAGAGCCTGTGGCCAAGTTAGTAAACTTGGATTTAGCAAACTCTGATCTAACATGCATTTGAGATACCGCCTTAACTCGAGAGAACTCGGTATCAGATCTAAATTGTGGAGAGCAAAGTTCTCGAAACTGAAAATCCGGTCCTGCTGACAATATTGGAAGTAAAAAACACTGTCCAGCTATGTCACCAGCCGTGGTTGGAGTTTCTAAAACTTTGATGTGAAATTCTGTCACTGGCAAGGTCCAGCTAACACCTGATGGTGATCCAGGTATAGGGCGGGAATTCTTGAGACACTCAGTCCAAGGCAAGTTGTACAAAAAAGGGATATTTATGTCAATACATGTAGTACCTCTTATTGTCACAACTTGCTTGTATGAATACACGTCTTTGGGATCAAATTGATAATTGTGTCCCATATTAACCATGTAAACAAGAACTGTGCATGTCTGTAACGGTGAACAGTAAAAACACATCTTAAAATTAAAACTACCTCTCCAAAATTTAAACAAATACGCAAAATGGTCATGATAAGCCATTTTATCCTTTGCGATCATAGCTTCTCCAGGTTCCATTGGTATAATAACGTCTTGATCGGCGTTAGTTAAAGTAATGATGTTCCTCAAGACGGGAATTCTGCACATTTCTAGAATATTATGTACCATTCTAGTTTCTCCTAAGTGAAATGGTGTCTTCCACGTAGGTATGTGAGCTCCCATCTGAAGTGACGGTGTATACACAGTAGCAGAGCAATCTCCGTATGCTTGCTGTCTCACCGCCTGAGGTTCACTCATTTCTTCAATTGCCTTAGTTTCAGGCGAAATACCTTGATAAGCCATATAGGCTGATTCAGCAAAATCGAGAGCCATAGAGGCAACGTCCAATATCGTAGACACTGCGGCTATGGGCCCAGCTATCTCTGGTGCAACAACAGTTGCAACGGCTCCAGCCGTTTTAGTAATCACAGAGAGAGCGCTAGAAGTTCCGGAAACAATTTCTCGGGTCTGGTTCTCTTCTACTCTTCGATAAGGTTGAATTTGGGTATTTCTATTCCTCATTTCTTCGTCTACCATTCTATCCATCCAATCAGTATCATCTAGGCGCTGCGCTTGAGCTGCAGGTCTAGGTGGGCCACTTTGAGATATGGCTCCCCATACTTTAGGTTGGTGGAAAGAAGCGTAGATTCGGATCTCAGGGTCTGATACTGTGGTCGATAATTTATTATACGCTAGGGTTTGGAAAAATACGTTTGGCATGTTTCCAACGTTAGCCCAAGAGGTCGATTGTTTATCGATACTGTCCCAAAGTGTAGCAAAAGGATAAATCACATCTACTGCGACACTTTCGGCAATATCTAACAAAATTGGGTCTGCGTTGGATACATCATAAATATTTCCGCCTGATTGAACTGGATAATCTGGTAACCACGTAACTCCAATAACTCCATAACACTGAGGTGTTGAATTTATTAGAATACGCAATCTAACTCCAGATTTTAAATACTTAAAACCAGCTAAAAAGGTAGAAACCTGCGGTTGAGCTATTAACAAATTAGCAGGGTTTAATTGTTGGTTTAACCCAACAACTGAACTATTATATATCAAATACTCTCTTTCCAAAATTGGGGTTGGGGTATCGATTAACACTTCGTTTACAAATCGGTCTTCTTGTGTTATATCGATCTCACCAATCTTCTGAACTAAATTCATAAATTGGCGGCCTAGGTCTTCTTGAAGGACGACAGGCTGGTCTCCTCCGAATTTTAAATTGTCTTCATGTTCGGCGACTATTAAATCTAATTATCCCGGATTAGTCACTCCAGGTTTTGAAAGTCCATAGACAAATGCAAACAGGATCCTACCCCTATATGGGTCAAGATAGTCCGTCTTATTTGCACAGGGGTCGTTTTTATCACGTCTGCCCACGGACGGTGGTGAAGCGTTTAACGTCTACTTCCAGACGGAATTCCAACTAGAATTCGGGAACAATGGAACTATTGTACTGGTTCCACTGTATAGTTTGTAACTTGTTCATATCTCGAGTGTTCCAAGGTATTCCATTTTTCCTACACGCTTCTGCTACTTCAGATTGCATCTTAATAGCTTCTGGTTTCGGATACATGGTTAACTCGTCCTCGAACTGACGCAAATTTTGCAACAGAGTTTGTTCTCTTTCCTTATTGTCTTTTCCTTTAATCCAATGCAACATCTTGTACAATGATGCTTTTTCTAAAGGACACATGGTTTTGCCATTTCTGGTTAACCACTTTCGAGACAAAAAGATTTGATCATCTGGTGCTAAAAAAGGATCAGTTATTTCTCCTTTGTTTGGGTCGGTCATAGTAATTCCGAACAACAATTTCACTGCTTCAGCGATGGTTATATTATTAAACCATTCTTTACATTCGCTAAACACAGATCCTATGTTGTCATCTCCGTAAATGACTCCACTCCAAACATCAGAAAAAGATAATTCACAGTCATTAAAGTCCGCCAAATACAAAAAGGCTGACTTTATATAAATAAAAGTAGTAAAAGTATTCACAAAAGTAGTCATCCAATTTCCAGATGAATTTCCTTTTGTACACATGTATGCTCTTCTTCCTATAATATAAACAGTATTGGCCATCATATGGATAGCTGCTCGTAACCGCAGCCAATTCTCCTTATGAGTACCAGAACTATTTTCATATATTCCAAACAAATTCTCAAAGTACTTGAGCATAATGTTAAAAATAAATGTTGGGGTACTAATATCTTGTGAGGGTAAATCACCCCCCACAATGTTTCCGGCTCCAAATTTATAAATTTGCTTCCTGACTAGGTCTGCTGAATAGCGTTGAGCTGCTATTCCAACACCTATGACGCTATTACTACGTCTCTCATGAAGCTTATCCATAAATTTGCCAAAAACTTGTTTTACATAAACTCTTTCCAAAATTCCTCCTACTCCAAAAAGTCGGGTTTTTCCCATTTCAACCTTAACGGCGTCTCGAGCTTCATCTTTCAATGAAGCATTAATAGTTTGAGCGAAAAGTTCTCCGCTCAAAATTCGAGCATCCAATAAAGTTAATTCATCCTCCAACTTTTGTGTAGGGGTAAAGTCCTCATTTATCCAATCTGAAGTTTTTCCTAGTTTAGTTCCAACATAGGGAAAACCAGCAGATGTGGTTCTATCAAGTCCTTTACAAGCTTCTGCTACCGTCATCATAGAGAAGCCCATCCTGGTACATCCAGGAAAGAATTCTTTTGTAAATTCTCCAATATTAGACGCATAACTTTCTACATTAGGGTGCATTCCAATATGGGGAAATTTGTCATACTTGTCAAATACATTTGACAAGGGTGATATATTATTGCCTGCATCATCTTCAAAGGGCATAAGATGAGCTGGTTTGTGTACATCAGTATCTCTAGGTAAATCCTTGCTAATTGCGCTACGTTCATATTGCGTCTTAGCAGGAGATATCTGAGGTTTTACTGGATCATAATACATGCTGGTCCCTTTCGGGGCCTGAGTCATCTCATCCTTAAAGTGTTCTTCATGCCAAACACTTAAAGATTGAGATAACCCAGGGGTGGTTTTCCAATCGCTAAAGAAGATGGGGCATACTATATCATACGCTCCTTCTCTCGCAACGTGAATACCCAGGATGGGTCTATCCTGCATTCGTGGATCTGTGGTCACCACGGGTTTAGAACAATCTCCAGCTTGTCCTTTACCTGTTTCTAATCTATAATACCCTTTCATTTGGGTTATCACATCTCCATATTCAGTGGAAACTCCGGCTACTAAACTATTGCCGACAAATTCCATAGATCCGGTATCTTGAAAAAAATACTCCCAATCATTTCCATCGTAATCACAAAATAGCTGCATTGATCCGTTAGCATATTTGTAATGTTCATTTGGAAAAGATTTAGTAATATCTTTCACATGGTTAATGTTTACTCCATTTAACTTGACGTGCGCAAAATCGCGATCAGCGTCAGGATATTTGATAGTAAACATGTCTCCAGAAACAATACGTTCTACTGCTGAATTAAATTGGTCATATATAATAATTTGTTTAACATTACTAATACTGCGGGGAATGTGACTGGAAACAACGAATTGACCGCTGTCTCCAAACAATATCCTACCTTCCACAGACCAACCAACTAAATTCACGAATTTTGCCATTCGTACGTTACTAGCTACATTTCTCCACCTAGACACCGCACTATTCATTTGCGATGACGCTTCCTTACCGGCCCAAGCTCTGTACTTCTTGTTGACGCGGTATTTTTGCGGTTTCTTTCTATCGCTTTGGCTTTGGGCCTCATAATACTGAGATAAACTCTCAGGTGTTAAGGGTGTCCAAGTTGAAGTTTCCTCATCTTTTGAAGCGAATGAGGAAATAGCCATAGCAATAGCTTTACCTATTAAACCTAAACTAAATCCTAAAATAAAACATCCTGTAATACCAAAAGAAAACCCAAAAACTCCTACCGTAACAGTTCTTATCCAACCGTCTAATTTCCAAAAACCTTCCCATAAACTTTTAAATCCATGAGAAATTATGCTGCAAGTGAGTTGCCCATATCTCCCTAAAGTGTAGTAAAAATCCATAATCTCCACTTTAGTAGTATAAAGCCATTCTTCAAACGCTTCTATATTAATATCGACATCTAACGTTTTAAAAATAGCTTGTTGTCTCATCTTACTTTCAACATATAAAAACCTTTCCTCCAAAGAAAATCCTACTCCTAATCCATGATTTAGAAATTTTTCTGAATTAAATATCTGCTCCAAATAATCAATGGTCTGACCTGTGGTCATGCCTTCGAATTTAAAAGCAGTTATCATATCTCCAGTAATTACTAATTTTTCAGTTTCATCTAATAATTGGTCTTGCCAACTCTTTCTAAGTTCTTCCTGAGTCGGTATACCTTTCCATAACTTTGAAACTGAATCATTCATAGACTGATACATTGATTTACCAACCAATGCATCACGGTCTGGGAATTCTCCATTTTCTCCAAAACTATCCTTCACACTATCCGCAAAATCTTCCGAGTGGTCTCTCGAACTCCACCACGCCCACATTTGTGACAGGGCTTCCACTTCCATGTCTTTCGACTTTGAAAGCTTCTCTTTTCCTTTATCATCTACTAAAATAACTTCAGTTTTCACTACTTCTATGGTACTAGTTGTAGTGATTTTGCCGAAGTTTAAAATACTATCTAAAGACAAATTTTCTAATTTGTTGGTAAGCTTATTCCTTTTACGCTCAATCATCTCATTAGCAATTGCATGAGCTAAAGTCAATACTCCGTATGATCCGGATTTGGGTAAATGCTTACTAATTCCAATGTAATCAGGATATCTAGTTAAGTCTGGTGTAGATAAAGTCCACGCTTGCTCTAAATTAGAACAATCGTCTTTTAAATCTTCACCTCGCTTAACTGTAATCGGAAAAGCCACTCTCCTACATAAGGCAGAATGACTCGTCAAACCAACTCCACTAAAATTACCTAACACATTAGAAGTTCCTATTACTAGTTCTGAAGTAACAAAAGTTTTACCTTTGCCATCAAAAGCCATGTTTGGGGTAAACACACAACTATCAACAACATTAAGTAACTCAGCAGCTATTACAGCTCTACTGGGTACCTCTTGTTTGGAAAATAGTTCAGAATATAATATAGCCCACTGCTGTTTATATCCTTCCCAGTATTCAGAAGACTCAGTACGAGCCCACTTTTTACTGTGATCATATTCTCCTTTATAATTCAATTCATCAGGAAACTCCTTAGAAACTAACATATACACACACTTCAACAAAAAATCCGTCATTGCTGTTTTTCCTTGGTTTGGATCTCCAGTTAACATACAGAACACAGGTACTGCTCTGTTATTAACTAAATCACTTCTACCATATAACAATTTAACTGCAATTTCGGTTTTGATCAATAACTGGCCAAATTTTTGGGCAATGAATGGGGGTACATTCTTGCCCATTTTGAGTAAAGACTTGTTCATCTCTACTGCTCTATTATACAAATCATCTAACTGTCTAGCAACATTAGCATCTTTAACGATTTTCAATTCTATATCCTTATCAGAAAAGAATGTCATCATCTCAGATGTCAAGGTTGCAACAGCGGGTAAACCTGAATCGGTATTAATGTAATCCTTCAATGATGGAATGTTCTCCACCAAATATAAAGTAAATTCTGGTAATACACTAGCCAATCCATCAACTATAGATCCTACAAATCTTGAGGTATTTAAAATATTTCCCCAATTTTGTGTAGTTCCTACTGCTGCCATACTCACTGCTGATAAAATACATCCTGTAAGTTCCCAGGAAGACATCTGTGATGATGCCTTATAAGGGAATGTTACGGTTAATTTAAACAACTCGTAACATCCCCATTTAAAGAAATCAAAAAAATTTTGTACAATACAAGTAATGGTTTTAACCGCCACTACTGTTAATCCTATAAATACAGTAACTCCTATAATACCTCTCATTGAACTATCCGGTGCGATGTTCATACTATCCAATGCTGAATCCACCTTGCTTTTATATGTATCTAGCAAAGTGGCAAAGCTCGCAGCTTTTTCGTCCAAAGCTGCAAATCCAGGGAACATATTATTAAACATTTGAGAAACAGCTCTGTTTTTCTTCCCAAACCAATACTCTTTAAAAACTAAGATTCGTTTGTGAACGATTTCATCATCACAGCACACTATTCCTTCAATGTATCTCTTATCACTTACAATTTGATTATGTATAAACTTGCTGCAATGTACGCTATTAATAGCATACTTTGCATTTTGTTCTGCAGGTTTATTTCCATTCCAAGTGTTATGAGTTAATAAATGAGCTAAATGTAATACAATACTTCTTACAATCAACTCGGGGTCTTCTCTACGTTTCAAATAAGTACCTTTGTAAAGTAAATCAGACCAATAAAAAAATTTGAATAATCGTCCTGCTACTTGGACTTCCATGATCAATCCTTCAGCACTTTGTTCAGAATATACGAAATACTCGTAGTCATCTGAAATCCATGCTGAATGATCTATAATTTCGTCGGTCTTGCTCCGACGTTCGTTTTCCCTCTTTTCACGCGCTGCTTCACGACGATTAAAATCCATCTTATCGTTAAGCATAGTGATATAAAGCGGGGGCAAAGCAAACGGAAACACTCTGTACTCTTTATTCAGTGTGGTGTTCCTAGGCTTATTCTTCTTCCTTCCGACTGAGCCGTGGCGTCGTCATATCCAAGGCACTGTGACAGGTAGCTCTAGCCGGGCCTGTCACAGGCGTCGCTTGGCCGTTCCCATATGGTCCTATGTGCAATGCATGATGCACACCTACTTCAGGTGCTGAAGGAAAGTAGTACCTTCGCCTAAATCTACGTGGCCTCCTAAAGGAAATGGGGTATAAACATAAAATAAAATGATCCTAAACATAATCATGGGGGAACGCAAACGCATCCGTATCTACCTAGTCTCTCAAACTCGCCTGGTCTCATAGCTCTTGCTTATCTCCAGGAAATAGTCTATTGTAGAACGAACTTTAGCTAATATCCCATGTCTTATTTGTAATCACTTAAATTAATCATATCCTTTTTCCATCTCCAATACTTAGTCAATTTTTGCGACTTGAACCTCTTGTTGTTGCTTCAACTAAGAAGATGAACGGGTCGGGATGTCCGACACCTCCAGTGACGCCTATCCGCAACAGACGCAAAGTCCAAACATGTCTTTTAAATAGTTTAATTTAT